AAACACGGTTTCCAGAAAGGTGATCTTCTTGACCTGCAGGCCTTCGGTCAGCAGCAGGGAAACACGGTCGTCCCAGGTCAAGGCAAGCTTGGTCGGCAGCTTGCCGGCTTCGATATGCGCCTTGACCTCATCGATGTCGAGAGGGTGGCGGCCGTAGCGCACGACCGACTTCATCTCGCTCGCGGCCTTCAGCTCGCACTCCTGATCGATGGTGAAGCCCGCGGGCGGCTCCTGGCTGGTGAGCCAGTGCGCCATGGCGGCCTGCGGACTGGTCTGTGTGTCGAGCAGTGCCACGGCAAAGCCTGGCAGGGCGTCGACCAGCAGCGTCACGACTTCGTCGGCGCGTGTCTGGCTGCCGGTGTCGAGCACCAAGAACCGCGCAGTCGGGTCGATCCAGATCCACATTCCCCCTTGCTTTGTGAAAGCCATGGGCAGCAAATCGAGCTTGGCTTCGTCCTTCAGCTCGCGCTTTTCCTTCTTGCCGGGCTTGCGGCCCGTTTCGCGCTCGATGGCGTCGGCCTTCTCCTGCACCTTGCGGTTGAGCACGCTGGCGGGCAGCATCTTGGCCTCGCTCATAAAGCGCAGGATCCATTGACCGCCGATGGACTCGGCAAACAGGCCTTGTTCCTCGCCACGCGGCGGCACCCAGCCTGCAGAGCGTTCCTGCGTGGGGCCGCATGGGATGAAGGGAGTGCGCGCCATGGCTTCTTCGACGGCGGCCAGGTCGGCCTGCCAGGTGGAGGCGATGCGGTAGATGGTGAGCTTATTGAACATGTTGGGTGTCACTGGTTTGGGAAACGGTTTTCTCGATGGCGGTGACGGTGACCTGCAGCCACCCGGCCTTGCGGGCCAGCTCTGCGCAGATCTCGGCGGCGTCAGCGAGTGCATAGGGCTTGGCGCGCACCGCCTTCTGTTTGGCGTTGCGCAGCCAGTCGGCGTCGATGAATTCCTTGGGCTGCTTGCCGTTTTGCAGGTCCAGCCGGGACTTCTTCTGGTGCGCGAGCTGCGCAGCCTCAAGGGAGCCGGGCGGCACGCCGGTCACGCGCCATCCCTTGTGAAACGACTCGTCGGCAGCCTTGGGCCGCTTTTTCTGCTGGGGGGCGATGGTGCTGACAGCCTCGCCGCGGTAGTTCACGAATTGCACAGGCATACGGGCTCCAGAAAAACTAAGCCCGCGGCGTGGCGGGCTTGGGTGGGAGAGAGCGGGGCGGTTTCTTCCGCGAGGTCGGTGGCTGGCGCTGCTTGGGCCCCATCTGGGTCGCGCCGCATAGGCACTGGTAGAAGCCTTTGGTTGTGACCGTCAGGCGCTTGGCCCTGGTCGCGGGCTGCTGGACGTTCTCAGCCCACTGCCATGCGTGCTCACCGCCGATGGGGCACGCCTGCTTGGCGCGCTGGCGTTTGGCGATCGGATCGGTCACTGCAGGTATTTGAGGCACTGCATCGTCGTGCCATCCACCCACTCGACATGCTGACCTGGCGGACATGCCTGCGCGCTGCTGTCTGCCTGCCGCTGGTCTGCGGCGCTGGCGCTGGGCTCCTGTGCCTCTGCGCTGCTGCAGCCGGTCAAGGTTAGGCAGATCAGCACCATCAAAGTCGCAATCAGCCAGGCGGTGGGGCGGTTGGGGATCAGCTTGCGCTTTGGCATGGGCGTGATCTGTGGATCGTGCGGGAAAGCCTCAGCCAGACTGCGCGGATACATCGCGTCCGGGTCTGGGTTCACGTCATCGGGGAAAGGCATGCGAACGGTCATGGCGCGCTCCAAAGAAATGGCCCACGCAAGCGGGCCGGCGATGGTTGGGTGAGAGGGATTTACTGTTTGGACGAGATGGCCGAATCGATGGCCTCGCGGGCGCTGGCAAATACGCCGGCCTGACTGGCGTGTTCCAGCGGATACTCAAGCCAGTAACCGTGTTCGCTTGGAACGTCGGAGGCCAGATCCAGCTTTCCGCCACAGCGCACGATGGCGAAGTGCGAGAGCAGGAAGTCCAAGCGCTCGGCTTCCTTGCGCAGCTCCGCCTTCTTGACCCTGGGGCCCGCGATGGTGGACTCGGTGATGCGGGCTTCGCCTTGGGCTGTCGCGGCCTCAAACTGCTGGCCTAGCAACGCGCCGGCTTGTTCGCCGTGCTGGCGCGCCGTCTTGGCGGCTATCGTGGCGGACACCTTGCCAGCGTTGACCATCTGGCGCACATCGCTGTTGGCATCGCCCAGGGCCAGCAGCTGGCGGACATGCTCCGTTGACTTGCCTACGGTCGCTGCGATGTGGGCCGGCTCCCAGCCGAACGCGCGCAGGCGCTTGTAGCCCTCGGCAACCTCCACAGCGGTGAGCGGCTTGTTGGCGGCGCTGGTGATGATCCGGGCGGTGCGGTCGGCGTCGTTGCCTTCGAAGTAGACGATGTGGACCCAGGCCACCCCATCCTTGGGGCTGCGCAGGGCCGCGCCACGCTCCAGCGCGCGCCCGAGGGCTGCATAGCGCCTGTGGCCATCAACGATCCAGACGCCACCCTCGGGCCGAATGCGCACTTCAAGCGGTGGGATGCGTCCGCCGGCCATGATGTGCTGGGTCAGCGCCTCGATGCTGGCTTCAAGCGCTGCGTCGTGCTGGCGCAGGTTGAATCCGGGCTCAACGTGGATGCTCTCGAAGCGGACCTGCACGGCGTCTGCGCGCTTGGCCTCGCCGCTGTCAAACATCTTGCGGTTGGAGTTGCTCATAAATTCGGTTCTCCAAAAGAAAAGGCCCGCAGTGGGCGACTTAGATGGCGTCAGCGCTGCCTTCTGGTCGCGCGGGGTGGGTGTTGAGCAGCTGGCGCAGCTCGTCGGGTGGAAGGGGTGGCAGGGCTGCTGGCGCTGGCAGCCCTAGGGCTTGCGCAGATGTGCACAGCACCCGCTGCGCGATCGCGGGGTGGTAGTAAGTCATGGTGCGAATAAAGAGCCGCGTGCTGCCCGGAAAGATAGGAGGAGGGAGGACGGAGGAGCCGGGCGCGGCTGAAAACGAGAAAACCCAAAACGGGCGAAAAGGTAGATGGCGGCGGGCCCTCATCTGCCCTGCCTGACCAGTGCGGCGCGTACTTACGCGAGCTGGCTTGACCATCATTGAAGCGGGCTGGGCTTGATTCCAGCTCTTGGCGCCGCGCGTCGCGTTTGTGCATCGCTTCGCTCTACGGTCCCGCGTGTCCATCCACGCCGCCACTTCAATGATGGCCCCGGCCTTGATCCAGCCGGGACGCTCTGCCGTCAAATGGTGTTTATTTAAACAGTGGTGTGATTTTATACAGTTATTTGAGCTTGGCAAATAGTTTTGCTGTTTGGGCTGCTGGGCCCGGTGTTGAAGATGGCTTCGCTTGAAGCAGCGTCGAGGGTTGTGGTGGGCCTGCGCCCGGGACTTCCACCCTTTGCCGGAGCTGACCCGGTCACGCCATCACGCAGATACCCTGCGGCAAGACGCCTGCGTGATGGCTCCACCTGGCAGGGGTTCGCAGATCACTATCTGCATCCGTGTGCTGTTCGGCTTGAGGCAGCTTCCCTCTGGATATGGCCCCTGGCATTTGCCCGTGCCAGGCCGCGCGCCTATACGCGGTGATTCCGGGGTGCTCTCAATCGTCCTTCGCCAGCTTCACGCCGCAGAACGGGCAGTGGCTGAAGTACATGTTCGCCTTCTCGGTTTTACGCTTGGCCTCACCGGTCTTCTTTACCGTGACCGTATGGCTGACCTCCACCGGCATGTAGGGCTGAATGCCCAGGCTCGCGCCGATAGTGATCGCGTAGCCCATCAGCTTCGCCTTGACCTCCCGAGATTCCGACAGCTTCGGGGCGTAGTGGTCGGTGAGGCGTTTTTCGATATCAGCGCGGCATTCGCACATGTGTTGCTCCTTTGAAAACAGAAACAGCCTCCGAAGAAGCTGCTTGTGTTTTCGCCCTGATCTCGCTCAGGGCGCGGCGCCGCGGCTGCGGTCTTGAAGCTTTGGCGGCGTCATCTGGTGGAAGAGGGCGGGCGACTCCTCAAACCATCGGCCAACTTTGATCCCGTGCCGGCTGTCGTGCGGCTTTCTACGCCTGCCGGTGAGTGGCAGAGGCTGGGCCGGGTCTGCCGGCCTATGTATGTCGCATGTGTTCTCCTTCGCAGCGCGTGGCTGCTGGTGTGTTGAGTGCTCTGGTCTCTCGCGTTGCACTGGATCCGCGCGTTTCATGTGCCTAGAGCTTGTTGAGGGCTAAGGTGGCCTGCTGAGTTGCTCCATCGTCAGTGCCCACGCACTCGATCCCCGGACTCACATCCACTGCACACCGGTTCACCCGGCACCGACGATGACGCATCGGGCTTGCGCCCATCACTGAACGGTCGGTGCTGGCTCGATCACTTGGCACCCATCGCGTGGTGCACAAACCTGCTGCGCTCCTTGGGAGCTGGACCCTCCCTCTGCATCCTGTTGAGCTGACCGGCTGTCGTATCGCTGGCCGGGGTCGTTCGCTGTTTGTGCTGCGATGGATGAATTAAACGCTATGTTTAAACAAGTGTCAAACAATTTGTTTAAGCATGAGGCTTGCACTTGCTCAGACGGTGGTCAGCGCCTGCGGGTAGACGAAAAAAAACCACCAGAAGGTGGCTCGGTAAGGATGCAGATCAAAGAAAAATTTAGAGCGGCGGGCAGTCGCAAAAGCAGCAGGTTTAAGTAAGTGTGGGGGTGTCTCCGGCTTAGGCGGAGCATCGAAGGCGTGAAAAAAGCTACCTGAAGGTAGCTTTTGCCAGGGCGTTCAGACGGTCTGCCTAGCCTAACCGGAACTTGAGAGTTATCTTGGAGCGTGTTGGTGAGGGTTCCGTATGTACTGCATCGCTCGGTCGCTAACGACAAAATTGATGATAGCTTTCATGTCTCTAGAGCAACCTTTGAAGCGCAATTGATCCAACACGGAAGGGCCGCGCTCTAGAACCAAAATTCCGACAAGTTCATCCATAAAAGACTGGGTGGCATCGGCGCCCTCACAATCGAGCTCAACAACATCGCCTTCGGCTAAGTGGGAATCAATCCCTGCACGCATGGGTTGTGCACTTTCTCTGCGGCTGAGAGTCTTCCTGCTAGTCTGAGCATCATGCAGTTCGCCTAAAGCGAACCGGAAAACAGTGTTCATAGTAGTCACCTCCATAGGAGCTGAAGTCAATAGTCTAGTAGCGTTCATCGGGACGCTAGCAACAATCCAAGTCTAACAAAAATGCGATGAAATTGCGTGTCAGACAAATTGCACTTGTGGGCTAAGATCGAGTTCTGTTTCTGGAAGTAGGCGGCGTACGTTGATCCCAGGAAGAGCATGCCTCCGACACGAAAAAGCAATCGCAACACCGTTCCACAGCCCATTATTTGGCAGCTGTGATCCACGCATTTCTGCCGTTTCTAAGTATGCATTTCCGGAGGCGATCATTAATTTTCCGCGGGCTTCGTTAGCAATGCGCATAGTTGTTGTTAGCCCGACCCCTTGATTTCCATGTCCATAAATATAGGGGCTGTTGCGATTGCAACTTACTCGCTCCATAAGGGCGGTTCTGATTGCGCCAAGGTGGGTGTGCTCAACAAGTTCAGGCTCTTTGCCTAAAGTTCTAAGAAAACCGCAGCCATTATCGACCACCGACATTTTTACTTCTTTATTTTTTTCGTAATATTGTGCAGCTACCCAAACATTGGAGCGAAGGTGGCCATGCGTGCGAGCGTGGGTAACCGCGTTTTCGAGTAGTTCCGAAAGCGCATACCAGAGTGGATACCTAAATCGAAGATACTGATTCTTCCCGTCTTCATCTAGGTCATCATTGGGTGCGGCGTGCGTGAGTCGGCCAGTGATAGCATCTGCTAACCTGTTGGCAAGATCATCGGTTACGGTGGAGTCGGTAACGCATGTTAGCTCGACAAGGCGCTCTGGATGGGGATGTCTGGCCCAATCTGGAATATCAACGCTGCCAATTTCTAAGTGTTTGAAGAAATCCATGCGGGCAAGATAGCCGGCAAGATTGTTAGACAGCCATGGCATCGATATATTTCTATCAGTCAGAGGGCTAAGTAGAGCTCCTAGAACTGCGATTCCATGTGGATCGATAAACTCCAGCCTCGAAGCATCAAGTATGATGTCTTTGTCTTGGCTGCGTAATACTGCGCCTGCAATCGCATAAAGTTCATCTTGGTTTCTTGTCCCCAAGCTGACAGGTAGTATTAGTTCCATAAACTACTCCCGTTCGATAATTTTTATTAAAATTTAGATTTAGTACACTGATTTGTAAAATCTTCGTTTGATACTCGGGAAATCAATAAAAAAAGAATCTTTCGAACTAGATTCATAATTTTCGTCCATTCCAGGCCCAGACCACTCGGCCAATAATGCGCACCTCATGATCGCCATTGAGCACATCCACCGTCTTGATGTTTGCGTTGTCGCTACTGACCTCTAGCGAGCCATCCATGCGCATGCGGACGCGCTTGATGTACGTCTTGCTATGCACCTCCAGCACATAGATGCCCTCCATGCTTGACGGGTCACGCGCGCCTGCATCGACCAAGAGCACATCGCCATCGCTAAACGTTGGCGCCATGGACTCACCGTGGGCATGCATGAAACGAAGTTCCAGGATGTTGGTTGGCCTGATCTGTTGATTGATCCAGTGGGCCGACAGCGTCATATCGCCGACAACGTAGTCCGCGTCCAGCACGTCATTGCCAGGGCCCATGCTCCCGCCATTCGCAAGCAGGGGGATTCGCACTGAGTCTTCAGGGCAAGCGGGAGCATGCGCCTCGACTACGACAGGGGCCGCGCTTCCGGCAAGCATTTCTCCATCGCCGGCCAGAAGCCAAGCCGCACGGACCCCCAAAGCCGCCTCAGCCGTCAATGCACCTGATCTCGACACTCCCCGCGTCTCCCAGTTCTTTACTGTCTGTGGCGATTCGTTTAGCAGACGGGCCACGGCAGATTGACCGGTGATGTCGCGGATTTGCTTTGCGGCTTGATAGAGCCTTTCGATGGATGGGTGCATCGTCGAAATTCTCTGATCACTAAACAAAGTGTTGTTAAACGCCATGTTTGACTTTTGTTTAAACATGGCGTTTAATTTCGCTATGCATCCAGACACACAACTCATCCGTCGTTTTGGCGGGGCTACGAAATTGGCTGCGCGCCTTGGGTTTTCGATCAAGAGCGGAGGCGTTCAGCGCGTTCAGAACTGGAAGAAGCGTGGCATTCCCGCTTCGGTCGAACGCGACAACCCGTGGGTTGCAGATGAGCGGCGCGCAATGCTCAGCGCTAATCTGCCGGAAGCAGGGCCCGAGCTGGCGCTGGCATCCCCCCAGGCGGTCACCCATGGCTGAGCCTTCATCCCATCCACCCGGCGCTGCGGTTGTGCGGTTTGCGGGGGGCATCGAAATTTCGATACGTGTGTGCGCCATCAGCAAGGCATCTCCACATTTCGGTCCGATCGCCAAGCGCGGAGATATAGCGAAGCGGCACCTTCTTGCCGTTGGCGTAGCACGCGGCACAAAAATTGGGGCGCGTTTCCACCGGCGTCTCCATGTCCTCTATCAGCGTATGCGCCCATATGCCGGGACGTATCTCGGCGAGCTTGTACTGGGCATCCTCTTTGAGCTTGGCCTGAAGCTCTGCCTGGGCACGCTCCGATTCGGAAAGCTGCATTCGAAGTTTCTGCGTCTCGAGCTCGAGGCTGTGCAGAGCTTGAACCTGGGACAGCCCTGTGTTTGACATGTCCCAGAGCCTCTCTCGCAAGTCTGTCATCGCCGCTTGGGTCTTCACTTCGTCGCGCGCCTGCACGGCAATGGCGGCCAAGTCGTATGCGGCTTTCGCCGCACTCACCGCATCGAACAGGTTCATGTCTGCCCTCCCTGTGGCTGTTGGTTGTGTTGGTACTCCCAGCATAGCCCAGGGTGCGGCGGGCACCTTTCCCTCTCGTTGTTTTGGTTTTCATGCAACGAGTTTCGTTTTCCGCGGCGTTGCCCGCAACGTCCTTTTCTCAGGAGACCGGACATGAACTCCCTTGATGCTTTGCGCCGCATGGTCGCTGGCTACCCCGGTGGCCGCCCCGCCTTGGCTGTGCGTTTGAACAAGTCCGACGAAGTGCTGCGCAAGGAGCTGAGCGGCTCGGTGCACCACAAGATGGGCTTGGCTGACGCCGAAGAAATCGCGACCATGTGCCGCGAGGCAGGCAGCCCTGACGCTCACGCCCTGGGCACGATCTTTTCGTTCCGCGCCGGGATGCTGGCGCTGCCCGCCGCTCCTGCTGGCGCTGGCCCACGCTGCCTGACCCGCGCCACGGCCACGGCGGTGCATGAAGTTGCCGATGTCCTGCTGGCCGTCACGAAGTCCAAGGCAGATGGCAACGTCAGCGACAACGACCGCGCCGAGGTCATGCGCGAGATTGGCCACACCGTGACGGCTTTGCAGGAGGTGTATGCCGCCCTTGAGGCTGAGCACGCCGCCGACAACGCAAGGACGGGGCAATGAGCACCATCATCATGGCTCAGTGCTGGCCCATGGGCGGGATGTCTCCTGCGCAAAAGGCTGTGCTGATCTCTCTCGCCGACCAGGCCAACGACGATGGCGTTTGCTGGCCCGGTATCAAGACCATTGCAAAGCGCACCTGCCTGTCTGAGCGCGCTGTGCAAGAGGCCATTGCATGGCTGCAGACGGTGGGCCTGGTGTTTCGCGACTACCGCCTTAACACCAGCACCAGCTACACCATCATGCCGGGCAAATACAACCCAGCCGCCGCCCCGAAAAAGCGTGCTCGCGCCGCTGGTGCAAATGGCGCACCTCCTGCAGATGGCGCACCCGGTGCAGATGGCGCATCAGGTGGTGCAGATGGCGCACCAGGGGATGCAAATGGCGCACCTCGACCGGTGCAGATGGCGCACCTCGGTGGTGCAGATGGCGCACCCAAATCATCAATGAACCGTAAAGGGAACCGTAAAGGAACCCCCAATGAACCATCCCCGACCGCTGCGCAGTCGGGCTGCGATGGTGCTGGTGCTGGTCAAAGCGATGAAGAAACTGCTTTGCAGGCCGCCTGCAAGCACACCTGGGCAGCCTACTGCAACGCCTACCAGGCCCGCTACGGTGTGGCGCCAGTCCGCAATGCCGCAGTGAACGCGAACGTCAAGAGCCTGGTCAAGCGCCTGGGTCACGAGGAAGCGCCGCTGGTTGCTGCGTGGTACGTGACCGGCGTGAACGAGGCTTTTGTCGTCAAGAACTCGCACGGCGTTGGTGTGCTGGTGAACCAGGCCGAGAGCTATCGCACCCAGTGGGCCCGTGGCCAGGCTGTGACCGGCACTGCAGCGCAGGCGGCCGACAAGACGGCGGCCAGCTTTGACGCAATCGAGGAAGCAAAGCGCCGGATGCGCGAGAAAAACGGAGGCAGCGATGTTTGATTGCAACGACACCGATTGGCTGATTGAAGAATTGGGCGCCACCATGGAACTGTCCGGGCAGCAAGTGCGACCCGCTGCGCTGGTGCTGCTGGCCGAAGATCTGGCCCACATCGAAAAACCTCTGCTGAGGCTGGCGCTGGCCCGTATCCGTGCTGAGCACCGTGGGCCAATCCTCACCGGCACCGTGCTGCAGTACGTGGACCACGCATTGGGCCGCATGCTGCCCGCCGAAGCCTACGCCCTGGCCCTGACAAGCGCCGATCAAGGTGCCACTATCGTGTGGACGGATGAGATCGCCCAGGCCTGGGCCGCTGCGGCGCCCGTGCTCAATGCCGGCGACAAGTTCGGCGCGCGCCAGGCTTTCATCGAGACATACGGCCGCATCGTTGGCGAGGCCCGCGCGATGCGCCGCCGCCCGCAGGTGCAGATCAGCATGGGCCACGACCCGGTAGGCCGTACTCGGGCCGTCAGCGAGGCGATTTCCTCGGGCCGCCTGCCGGGTGGTCTGACTGCTCTTACCGATGACCAGCGGCAGCAGCTGCAGTTGCCCGGCCCGCGCGCCGCGCTGGCGCTGCCCGCACCCGAGTCCGTACCCAGTGGCCCCAAGCGGGAGGTGCTGGCCCAGCTCGCCGCGCTGCGCGACGCGTTTGCCCTCAAGGCCACGCGCTACACGCCAGCCCAGGTTGAGGCCCGCGCGGAACGCATGCGCCTGGGCCAGGCAAAGCGCCGCACCGCCGCCGCGGTCGCCCAGCACCTGCAGGGGCAGTGCGCATGAGGACGCTTGAAGAAATCAAGGGCCGCTGCTTCATCGACGCTGATGGCCATTGGCTGTGGCGCGGCGCTCTGCGAAAGGGCGTGCCATTCGTCCATGCCCCAAACCATGCCCGCGGCGGGCACATGTCGTCCCAGTGCGGCTATCGCGCGGTCTACCACTGCGCCAAGGGTGTTGCCGTGCCCGAGGGCTACCGCGTGTTCAACACCTGCGGTCGCCCGGATTGTCTGAACCCGGAGCACAGCCGGTGCGCGAGTGACAAGGCCTATGGACGCTATATCCGCAGCCAGGGCGCGCAGAAGGGTCAGGTTCGCCGGATCCTGGCCAATCGCGCGATCGCGCTGAAGCGCACCAAGGTCACACCCGAGATCGTCAGCCGGATCCTGGCCACGCCCGGCAGCAGCGTCACTGTCGGCGCTGAGTTCGGGGTGAGCGGTTTCTTGGTCTGGCGCATCCGAAGCGGCCTCCATCCGGTCAAGCCTGCTGGCGCTGGCGGCCTGTCCACCATGGTTTCAGCACTCACAAGGGGAGGCGCATCGGCATGAGCGCCCTCGAAATCCAGGCAGGTGGCAGCCACTACAAGGACTGCGCGATCCAGCCCATCGAATACATCCACGCCAACGGCTTGGACTTCTTCCAGGGAAACATCGTGAAGTACGCCACGCGCCACAAGGCCAAGAACGGCGCCGAGGACCTGCGCAAGGTCATCCACTACGCCCAGCTGGCGCTGGAGCTGCAGTACGGCGAAAAGCAAGAAGGAGAGAACTGATGCAGATCACCCAAGCCCTGGCGAAGATGAGCAGCAGCGAGATTGCAGACTTGGTGGAGTCGCACCATGACGATGTGAAGCGTTCCATGGAGCGTCTTGCAGCGCGCGGCGTCATCACACTCCCGCCATTGGCGGAAGTCTCCAACCCGCGCTCAGGGCCCCGGACAATCTCGGTCTATCTGGTGGGCAAGCGCGACAGCTACGTGGTGGTGGCCCAGATGTCGCCCGAGTTCACCGCGCGCCTGGTCGACCGCTGGCAGGAACTGGAAGCGCAGACCGCGCTGGCCATTCCGAACTTTGCCGATCCTGTGGCCGCTGCGCGCGCCTGGGCTGACGCCAAGGAGGTGGAGCAGGCCGCTGTAGCCGCGCTGGCGCTGGCAGCCCCCAAGGTCGATTTCGTGGACCGCTACGTCCAGGCCGATGGCGCTAAGGGGTTCCGGGAGGTGGCGAAGCTGCTAAAGGTCAACGAGGCCGAGTTCAGCCAGTTCTTGCAGGACCACAAGGTGATGTATCGCCTGGCTGGCCGCATGACTCCGTACCAGGGCCATATCGACGCAGGCCGGTTCGTGGTGCGCGCGGGAGTGTCCACTCACAACGCGCACGCCTTCACCGCTGTGAAGTTCACGCCCAAGGGCATCCAGTGGATGGCGAGCGAGCTCGCAAAGCACAAGCTGGCGCTGGAAAGCTCGGCAGCATGAGCAAGGCGATGTACGCACTGGGCCGGCTCAAGGTCGGCGCAATGAACAAGACCGAGGCCGCATACGACCAGCACTTGTCGCTTTTGCAGCATGGCGGCGAAATTCTGTGGCGCAAGTTCGAAGGCCTGAAGCTGCGCTTGGCCGACAACACCTTCTACACCCCTGATTTCGCTGTGATGACCGCCGATGGCGTGATGGAGTGCCATGAGGTCAAGGGCTTTTGGCAGGACGACGCTCGAGCCAAGATCAAGATCGCCGCCGACATGTATCCATTCCGGTTCATCGCCATCAAGGTCAGAGCGAAGAAGGCTGGCGGCGGCTGGGAAATGGAGGCGTTTTGATGTTCTCGAAACGAGTCCCCAAGATCGGAGTCGGCGCGGGCCGCAAGAAGCAGATGGGCGGCGGCTGGACAGTTGCGCCCACCGAATCGCGCGAGGACCGGCTGGCTGCGCGAGCCGAGCGTATGACCGCAAGCGCCAAGGCGACCCAGCACCTGGTCAAGCCTGGCGCACTGCTGGCGCTGGATACCGGTGCTGCAGTTCGCGCGTGCCCGAAGGATGACGCTGTGAGCTGCGAGGCCTACCGGCGCCTGGTCGCCTGCCTGCCTTGCGCCTGGTGCGGCATCTGCGGCCGCAGCCAGCACGCCCACGAAAACATGGGGAAGGGCTGGGGACTCAAGGTTGATGACCGCCGCGCGCTGCCGCTGTGCTGCGATCACCCTGACCGTGCCGGCTGTCATCCCGCCTTTGATCAATACCGCCTGCTGCCAGGTGGGCGCGAAGCGCACCGTGCCTGGGGTGAGCGCATGGCCGCGGCAACCCGCGAACTGATTCTGAAATCTGGCCAATGGCCGAAGCACTTGCCCGTATGGGCTGAAGACACGACAACAGGGAGCACCAATTGAACGAAGCACCAACCACCCAAGAGAGATACAGCACTGCAATTCAGTCGTCGAGCCTGCGCGTGAATGGTGAGCACGTTCCTGGCGACGCGGACTACCTGATTGCAGCCGGCTGGTGCAAGAGCAGGTTTGGCGCTGCGCTAATGCGTCTGCAGGCCGAATGGGACGGGGCCGAGCGCTGGGGTGTGCGCCTGCCAGTGAAGCCAACCAAGCGCGCCATCATCACCGAGGCGCAGGTGAAATTTGAGACGGGAACCGAAAAGCGCAATGGCAAAGACCGCGAAGTGCAAGTGAGAAAGATCACCAAGCAGAGCATGGAGGCCGCCCGCGTGAAACTGGAGAAGCGCTACGAAAACGAGCTAGCCAAGGTGATGCGAGCGCTGAAGTCGCTGCCAGAGGTGGCTAAGGGTCTGCAGACGAAGCTGGTATTGGAGGGGCAGACGATCGATATGGCCGCGCCGCTGCTGTTGCACTGGCTGGACCCGGTGTGCAAGGTGTGCCAAGGACAGAAGTACCAATTGGCGCCATGCAAAACAAAGCTGTCCGGGCGCGCATGCGGGTGTTGCAATGGCGTTGGTGTCGCGAAGGCGCCGGGCGGGGATGTCGGGCGTGATGCGATGGAATTTCTTGACAGCTGCTTATCCCGTGCCGGCAGAGAGGTCAGGACCGCTTGCAGATGTTGACATGAAGTGGTAGCATTGCGCCGTGGCCCGCAAGCGATTAGATCCAGCGCGCCACGTTACTGTTCATCGACCTCTGCATTTAGTCCGTAACGGTGCAGACAGCCAGCGATGGATAAGCACGCCCATACATAGCAAAGCCCGCATGAGTTCACGCTCTGCGGGCTTTTCCGTTTGTCTCCGCGCTGGCTCCGGCCAACGCTTGCCCGCCCTGGTTCGCCGCGGTGGGCTTTTTTGTTTCAGCGGTGTGCCCGAGGGGCCTAAAGGTGACTCGATGCAAGAGGATCTGCGTGGCGCCGAGAGCCAATACGCCGGTCTGCCTGGGTTCGAATCCCAGCACCGCGACCATTCCGCCCGGGTAACCGGGCTTTGTTGTTTCTGGGCCCGATATGACCACTCGAATCATCCCCGTGACGGCTGTTGATGCGACGGCGCATGTCTACCGCATCGCCTCGGGCCAGATCATTCAAGCGTTCGATCAAGGCACTGACGGACTGCTCGCAGTGACCTGGCGCCCGCACGCTGACGGTCAGGGGTTCACCCTGGCGAACTCCCCGGCCGGTCAAGTGTGGGCAGAGGTGAGGGATGCGGTGATTGGTCTTGGCCCGCTGGCCGCGCTGAATACGGTGGATCTGTCCGGCTGCCCGGTAATAAAGCCGGCCAGCATCCAGGTCGGAAAGCTGGCGCAGGGCGTGCGCTATTGGATGCCAGTCGGCGACGTGCGTCCCACACCGAGTGGCGGAGACCCAATGCATCTACTGGCAGCTGAAGTCCGTGAACTGCGGGAGGAACTGCGGCTATCGGCTAGCGTGCGTCGTGGCGAATTTCGCTGATGATGTCAGCCGCATCGTGGATTAGTTGATAGGCTTGCTTCAAGTACTGAGGCAACGAATGAGAAGCTTGCCAGTTGGCCCTAAAGGCATCAATTCCCGCAGTTTTTTCATCCATTGACTTGCTCTCTCCCCACTGGTCGACTGCTTCCGACCAGTCGCAGCCCTTGATGTGGAGCGCAAGGTCGCGCACCTTTGCGGCGAAGTGAAGTTCTTCTATCGTGTGTTTCATTTGCCCTCCTGGCGATGGTTGTGTGAGAGCTCCATCGTATAGCCAGGAGGGCGTTTCCATTTCAGCGGCCTTGGCCTATCGGTTGGGCATCAGCCTTCCAAGCTGCAGAGCCGGGCTCGATCCCCGGAGGCCGCTCCATTTTCGCCACCGCTCGGGCGCATCCACCACGCCTCAACCGCCAGGGACGCCTTGCCCGCAGCGGTGGCACCCCGTTGATCTATGGCAGCATGTGGTTTCTTTATGAAAGGAGATCACATGTCAGCTTTCGGCGTAAGTGAGAACGAATGGCGAAAAGTGTCCAGCTCAGCCGACGAGGTGGGCAGGATCAGAAACAAGTATGAAAGGCTTCTTGCGGCCCTGAAAGACATCGCAATCACTGCTTCTCCCTATATCTCTGACCTGACCGTTGACATCGATGTTGAGGCAGGGTCTGCATTGATTAAATCGTTCGCGGGAGTATCTAGCGTTCGCCTAGCGTGGAGGGTTGAAAAAGACTCGCTTGAAGGCGTTATGGCTGTATACGCTGCAAGATCAGATGGCGCCGGATTCCATCCGATTCTTGATGTATTTATTCCCTCAAGCGGCGGCGCGTATCTACCTCTGGAAAGCGGAGACGCCGAGCGATCTGGCCCAATTAACGTTGGAAACTTCGCCTACACCGTACTCATGAATGTGGTTAGAAAGCAAGTCGATCTCAGTGCGCAGTTATGAGTTAGGCGCCATTCAGCCACCTCTGGGTGGTTTTTTCCATTATGGGCATGCCATGACGTACGACAACTCAGACGGACGCTTGCGAGGACGGAAGCTCCAGGCGACACGGCTGCGCATTTGGGCAAAAGATCCGCACTGTGCGAAGTGCAGGGATTTTGTTGAGCACCCTGGAGGCTATGAGCTTGATCACATCCGTGCGGTCAGCACGGCTGCCGACAAGTCGAATATCAATGCGGACTCCAACCTGCAGATCCTGTGCATCCATGTGAATCGGCACGGGATCAAGACAGGGTGTCACATGGACAAGACGGCCCGGGATCTGGGGCTGCGGACCAAGGTGGCGATAGGCATTGATGGGTGGCCGCAAGGGTAATCGCCCTGGGCGCTGGAGCGCGCTGCGCCAGGGCACCAATGCGGGTGGCCCTGGGCATTGAGGCGCCTCCTGCGGCCTTCTAGCGCGGCCCAGCCCCATCAGCAAGAGGGCTAGGGAGCCAAGGGAGGGGGGGGTGAGGCCTCAAAAAAGCCCGTTCTCCTGGGAAACCGCTCTGTTCCTCTTCTACGCGCATCCACAATTCAGGATACAGGGCAATGCCACGACAAAGAACGCCAAAGGCCAAGGCAGTAGTGTCCGGCGCGGCGGCCAAAAATGCCGCCCGCTTCAAGGATCGAAAGGGGCCCAAAGGCACCCGCCCATTGGGCGAGCCTTACTCGACCATGACCGCTGAACAGAAGACGGCATGGGCAGAGATTCAGTACGAGATGCCGTGGCTGACCAGCTCTGATCGGATCATGGTCCGGCTGGCTTGCTCATGGATTGCGCGCATGGAGGAAGACGACTTAGGTGTGGCTGCTTCCAGTGCCCTCGCCAGCATCTTGTCAAAACTGGGTGCTACGCCCGTTGATGTCAGCAAGGTCAACCATGGCGACAGCGAAGAAGAAGACCCTTCCGACGAGTTCTTCGGTAGACCGCACTAAAGCATATGCAATGGATGTGGTGGCTGGAAAGATCGTTGCGGGCCCCCACGTCCGCAACGCGTGCCGCCGCCATCTGCAAGACCTGAAGGAGGGGCGCAAGCGCGGCCTGAAATTTGACCTTGAGGCCGCAAACTATGCGTTCCGGTTCTTCGAGGGCATGTTGATGCTTTCAGAAGGGCAGTTCGAAGGAACGCCATTCCGTCTGCACGCTAGCCAAGCCTTCATCATCGGCTCGCTATTCGGGTGGAAGCGCAAGGACGGCACGCGACGATTTCGACGCGCCTTCATCGAGCAAGGCAAGGGGAACGGTAAGAGCCCCATGGCGGGCGGGATTGGGCTCTACGGGTTGACGGCGGACCATGAAGCCGGCGCCCAGGTCTACGCCGCTGCAGCGAAAAAAGAGCAGGCCGGGATTCTGTTCGCAGATGCTGTGAAGATGGTGAAAGCCTCTGCGAAGCTGAAACGGCGGCTTGAGTTCTCCGGCGGAGAGGGGCGCGAGTACAACATCGCATTTCACCCGAACGGCAGTTTTTTCCGGCCGGTGTCCCGTGACACTGGTAAGACTGGATCTGGCCCGCGCCCGCACTTCGTGCTGGCTGATGAGGTCCATGAGTTGCCTGACCGCAAAAGCATAGAAATGCTCGAGCGCGGCTTCAAGTTCCGCCGTCAGCCGCTGCTGTTCATGATCACAAATAGCGGCAGCGACCGGAATTCGGTCTGCTGGGAGGAGCATGAGCACGCGGTTAAGGTGGCCGCAGGGCACACAGAGGCCGTGCTTGACCCGACCTATGTGGGTGGGGTCATTGACGATACGACATTTAGCTTTGTGTGCTCCCTTGACAAGGGGGACGACCCACTGAGCGACCCAACGTGTTGGGCGAAAGCGAATCCGCTGCTGGGTGTGACGATCACAGAGCAGTACCTCACGGATGTGGTTGCGCAGGCGAAAGCAATTCCCGGCCAGCTCAACGGCATCTTGCGCTTGCACTTTTGCGTGTGGACGGACGCGGCGACCGCATGGATGACGCGGTCGACGCTGGAGCCGGCACTCGCAGACTTCGATCCCAAAGAGGAGCACGCAGGCAAAAAGGTGTTCACTGGTTTGGACCTCTCCCAAAACAAAGACATCACGGCGAAAGCTTCGGTGGTCCAGACGGGTTTCACGGACGAAAAGAAGCCGTTATTCGATGCCTGGATTGAGGCATGGACACCAGGCGACACGATTCAGGCCCGCGAGCTGAGGGACAAGATTCCTTACACAGTGTGGCGCGACAAAGGGTTTATCCACGCGCCTCAGGGTGAGAACATCAACTACCGGCATGTGGCCCAGGCGCTGGCCGAGGATGCGCAGGCATACAACCTGCAGGTTGTCGCGTATGACCGCTATGCGTTCAAGCGTTTCGAGGAGGCAGTGGTCGAGATTGGCCTATCGTTGGAATTTCTAGAGCACCCGCAGGGTGGAACAAAAAAAGGGCAGCCCAGTGAGGCCATGAGGAAGGCTGCCGAGGCCAAAAAAGAGAAGCCGGAAGGACTTTGGATGCCGGGCTCCTTGCGGCTCCTCGAGGACGCGCTTTTGGAGGGGCGGATCAGGCTGCGCCGAAGCCCGGTGCTTATCTCCGCAATGATGTCCGCTGTAACGGAGGGGGACAAATGGGGCAACCACTGGCTGGCTAAAACCAGATCCATCAACAAGATCGACGCCGCGGTAGCGCTCTGTATGGCCTTCGGCGCGGCAAATGCGATCGTGGCCAAGCCCCGAAAGCATCAAATCATCATCATCTAACCAGGCCCGCCCAGTGCGGGCCTTTTTCATTGGAGCAATGCATGGAACGTGCGTACTCGACCCTTGTGATCAAGGCGATCAGCGACGAAAGTGGCCGCCGCATTTTCAAAGGCATTGCGTCGACGCCATCGACAGATCGCACTGGCGACATCGTGGAGCCCAAGGGGGCGCAGTTCAAGCTGCCGATTCCTTTCCTTTGGCAGCACGACAGTAGCGACCCCATCGGCTGGATCACCGCGGCGCGCGTCACCGAAAAGGGGATCGAGGTCGAGGGCGAGGTCGCTCAGATTGAAGAAGAGGGCCCGCTGAAGGAGCGCCTCACTACCGCATGGCAGATGCTGAAAGCCAAGCTGGTGCGCGGTCTCTCGGTGGGCCTCAAGCCGCTGGAGGCAGCCCGCATCGAGGGCACCTACGGCATGCGCTACACGAAATGGCTGTGGTTTGAGCTTTCCGCAGTCACGGTGCCGGCCAACGCCGATGCATCAATCACCACCATCAAGTCTCTCGACAACGCAATGCTGGCCGCGACAGGCCACAAGCAGGACCGTGTCGTGCGCTTGCTCCCTCCCGGCGTCTCGGGACACCCAAAAGCCCGCAAGGGCGTTGTATTTCTCAAGTAATCCCGAAAGGACACCCCGTGAACCTGCAAGAACAGATCAAGCGCCTCATGGAGACGCGCACCGCCAAGGCCTTGGAGCTGGAAGGCGTGCAAAAGAAGGCTTTGGACGAAGGCCGCACCAAGGACGAGAGCGAGCGCGAAGCCTTCAAGGGTCTCACCACCGACATTTCCCAGATCGACGCTGAGCTGGCGGACCTGCGCGAACTCGAAGCGCTGCAAGTCACCAAGGCCGTTCCGGCCGCTGGCGGTGCTGCTGCTGGCGCTGGTGCAGTCGCCCGCGGCGCGCTGGCCACCGGTGGCGCGCCTGCGATCCACATGAACAAGGACGCCGACGAAAAGTTCAAGGGCCAGAACTACACCCGCATCGTGATCGCCAAGGCTCTTTCCCGCCTGAGCGACGGTGATGCATCGCCATTGGCCATCGCCGAGGCGCGCTGGGGCAAGACCAATCCCACGCTGATCAACGTCATGAAGGCAGCTGTGCCTGGCGGCGGCACGGGCGCGGGCGAGTGGGGTGCTGAACTGGCCGCCATTGACCAGCGCTACACCGGCGACTTCATTGAGTTCCTGAACTCGCAAACGGTGTACGACAAGCTGCCGTTGCGCCAGATCCCGGCCAATGTCCAGATAAAGGGCCAGGACGGCGCGGCCACCGCGTACTGGGTCGGCCAATCGAAGGCCATCCCTGCGACTACAGCCGACTTTTTCAACGTCAATTTGACGCCCCTGAAGGTCGCCGCCCTGGCCGTGGTATCCAACGAACTGCTGCGCGACTCCAGTCCATCGGCGGAGCAGTTGGTTCGCGATGCGCTGGTGGAAGCCAGCTCGCAACGCGTCGACAGCACGTTCCTGAGCGCATCCGCAGGGTCTGCTGGCGTATCTCCCGCAGGCATCCTGAATGGCCTGACCGGCATTGTTTCTGCTGGGACTGATGGCGCTGGCCTGCGCACCGACATCAAGGCGCTCTACGCCGCGTTCATCGCCGCCAAGAACGTCAACGGGCTGCACCTGGTGACCACGCCCTCCCTGGCGAAGTCCATCCAGCTGATGACCAATGCCCTGGGCCTGAGCGAGTTCCCGACGATCACCGCTTCGGGCGGCACGTTGCTGGGCGACGCGGTTACCACGGGTGACAACGTGACGGCAGGCCAGCTGATCATGCTGAAGCCGAACGACATCTACCGCATCGGTGACTCTGGCGTGCAGGTTTCGATTTCTCGCGAGGCCATGATTGAACAGGACACCGCCCCCACCGGTGCAACCGATACCCCCGTGGGTGCGTCGGCGAACTTCACATCGATGTTCCAAAGCGAGTCGACGGCCATCAAGGTGGTGCGCTCCATCAACTTCGCCAAGCGCCGCGCATCTGCAGTGGCCTTTGTGACCGGTGCTGACTACGGCGCCGTGGATGCTGGCTGATCAATAGATCGCCGCACAGCCAGCCCTGCAATGGGGCTGGCGCCTCAAAACTACAAGGAGCCGCCATGCGAGAAAGCCTCAAAGCTACTAAGTCGTTCACATATGCAGGGCGCGCGCTGACGGCTGGTGACGACTTCACCGCGGAGCGTCGTGACGCGCGGTTGTTGCGCGCTCTTCGCCGGGCGACTCCTGCGGAAAGTTACCAGGCCGCCGAGGCCAGAGTCGAAGTGACGAAGGCCGTGGCCGAAAAGGTAGAGCCTGCAAAGAAGGCTCCCAGGAAGGCAGCGTCCAAGTGAGCCGTTTTACCGAAAAAATAGCGGGGCTCGGTCGAACCATGTTCAAGGGCGTTGTCAGTGCCCAGCCGCGCGGCGCGGTCTCTCTGCGCAGCGATGGCGCGTGGGTGGACATAACGCCTGGCCAGCCGCCTGGATACTTCCAGATGGATATCAACACGCGTCCTGAGACAGTGTTGGCATTCCCTTCAGTGTTTGCTTGCGTCTCACTGATATTCAACGACATCGGGAAGCTGCGCACGCGGCTGATGCAGTTGCAGCCAAACGGTGTGTGGGCGGAGACTACCAGCGCGGCGTACTCGCCCGTGCTCCGCCGTCCGAACCATTACCAAAACCAGATTCAATTTAAGCAGTGGTGGATTTGCTCCAAGCTCATCTGGGGCAACATGTACGCGCTCAAGGTGCGAGACGGCCGCGGCGTGGTTGTGGCGCTCAATATCCTCGACCCCGGGCTGGTGCAGCCCATGATCTCGCCAGATGGGTCCATCTTCTATCAGCTGAGTCAGGACAATCTTTCCGGCCTGCCTGAGGCGACTGTGTTCGTGCCGGCGTCCGAAATCATTCACGATCGGATGAACTGCATGTTCCATCCGCTCATCGGCGTGTCGCCACTTTTTTCCGCCACGCTGCCGGCATCTGGCGGCCTGGAGATGCTGCGCGACTCGCGGCGCTTCTTCAATCAAGGGGCGAAGCCCAGTGGGTTGCTGGTATCTCCTGGAGAGATCGGGGACGACGACGCCAAGCGGCTGCAGACCTATTGGAACGACAACTTCACCGGTCCCAATGCTGGCCGTGTGGCTGTGGTGGGCGATGGCCTGAAATACGAGCCGATACGCATGACTGCCTCCGATGCTCAAACCAAGGAGCAGATCGCGCTGAGTTCTGAAATGGTGGCCCAGGTTTTCCATATCCCGGCCTTCAAGGTGGGCGGTCCCATCCCAGCGGGGCAGAAAGTCGGCGACCTCAACCAGATCTATTTCAACGATGCGCTGCATTCGCTGATTGAAGAGATGGAGTTGTGCCTTGATGACGGTCTATCGCTGCCGGTGACATATCGCACCGAGCTGGAGCTCGACAACCTGCTGCGCATGGACCCGGCGACACAGGCCGAGGTGCTTTCGAAGCTGGTGTCGGGCAGCATCCAAACCATCAATGGCGCGCGCCGTGCCATCAACGAGCCGCCGCTCGAGGGTGGGGATACGGTCTATATGCAGCAGCAGGACTTCCCGCTCGATCAGGTGCGGTTGAACAAGCTGGAGCCGGCGGTGCAGCCTGCTGCGGCAGCACCCCCGCCATCGCCGGTTGAGGTGACGGCGCCCGCGCCGACCCCGGATGAGGTGAGTGCAGAAGAGGTGCGGTCCTTGGCCGATTACATCGAGAAGGAACTGGAATGCGAGCTGACCTAAAATCGCTGGCTGATGCCGTCATTCAGGTGGTGCGCGCCAAAATATCGCCACTGTCACGGCGCCTGGATGAAATGGACGGGGCGCTCAAGGATCTGCCCGAGACTTTGGGTAAAGGCCTGAGCCAGAGGGTTCAAGAGGCTGTTGATGCCATTCCACGCCCCAAAGACGGAGAGCCAGGCGAGAGCGTGACTATCGAGGACGTGGCCCCTCTAATCGCAGGCGAGGTGTCCAAGGCCGTGAATGCCATTCCGGCACCCAAGGATGGCGAGAGCGTCACGTTGGAGCAGCTCGCGCCCATGGTGGCCGAGCAAGTAAGCCAAGCCGTGAAAGATCTGCCTGCGCCACAAAACGGCAAAGATGCCGATCCCGAGGAAATTGCGGCGCTTGTCGCCAAGGCTGTCGAGGCGATCCCCAAGCCTCAGGATGGGAAAAGCGTCACGCCGGAGGATGTTGAGCCTATGTTGGCAGGCCTGGTTGCCAAGGCAGTGGACGCGATTCCGCGCCCCAAGGATGGCGAGCCACTGCCCGCAGGTGAAGTGCAGCGCATGGTGGATGAGGCCGTAGTTAAAGCGCTGTCGGGCGTCGCAGCGCCTAAGGATGGCGAACCGGGCCGCGATGCTCTGCAGCTGGAGCTCCAGCCGGCCATCGACTTGGATCGGGTCTATGCCCGCGGGACGTATGCGAAGCATGCTGGCGGACTGTGGCGCGCTTTCGAAGCAACCAAGGGCCTGCACGGGTGGGAATGTGTTGTCGAAGGCATTGCCGAGCTCCGGCTTGATCAGGTGGGCCGCGAGTTCACGCTGGTGACGCGCACATCAAGTGGCGCCGAGGTGTCCAAGAGCATCAAGGTGGCTTCGCTGGTGGACAAGGGTGTTTTCAAGGCCGGCAGCGACTACGAAGCAGGTGATGGCGTTACCTGGGGCGGTTCGTTCTTTATTGCGCAGAAGGACGCCCCATGTGGTCACCCCGGCGAGCCTGGCAGCGACGGGTGGCGCCTGGCTGTGAAGCGCGGCCGCGACTCAAGTAAAGGGCTGACCCTATGACCACCCCATTCGTGACACTCGCGCAGGTCAAGGACCGGCTCAAGATTGATGACGACGATGCGGATGCTGATCTCGAGTTGATGATCGAAGCAGCCGCCGACCGAATCCTGATCCACCTGAACGGCGCTTCACCCATGCAGCCGGCAACGGAAAGTGACGGCACACCGGTGTTGGTCGACGGATTGCCCGTCTACACCGCCCAAGTGCGCCCGATTGTGAAGTCCGCAACGTTGACTCTCATCGGCTACATGTACCGCTATCCCACCGGTGACGAGAAGAAGGCTTTCGATCCGAATGTGCTGCCCGCACCGGTCACCGCGCTTCTCGGTCCGTTGCGCAAGAAAGTGCTGATATGACGCTTGACGCTGGAACGCTCCAAGACCGCATCACCATTCAGCGGCACACCCAGGCCAAGGACGATTGGGGCACGCCGATACCTGGCTCCGAAGCATGGCAGGAGGTCGCTAAGGTCTGGTCCGATGTGAAGCACCCGTCCGGCCTGGGCGCGATCAAGGCCGACGCCGATGTTTCCATCGTCCGCGCGTCGATCCGCATCCGGCGCCGCACTGATGTGGACGCGGGTATGCGGGTGCTGTTCGGCGCTGCGGTTTATGACATCAAGGCCGTGCTGCCTGGTCCTTCCCGGGACTATGTTGATCTCGTCTGCTTAAAGGTGGCGTGATGGCTCTGAAAGGAGAAGGCACCTTCAGCATGGGCATGGACACCAGTGATCTGATGAAGTATCTGGATGACCTTGGCGATGGGGCGGAAGAGGCGATCCGACCTGCAGCACAGGCCGGGGTGCAAGTGCTCTATGAGCGGGTGAAGCTCAATGTCAAAGCCTTGGGCCGGCATACCGGTAACCTCGACAACTCGATCTACCAAGCCTTCAGCCCGGAAAACTCAGTGGATGGGCAGAGGGCGCAATACCAGGTGAGCTGGAACCACATCAAGGCCCCACACGGTCACTTGGTCGAATACGGTTACCTGCAGCGCTACCGCTACCGCCCTGACGGAATGGGGCCGATGGTCCGGCCTGGGATGGATGGCCGACGTAAGCCAGGGCGCCGTGCATCGCAGTCCGAGAAGGACGCCTACTATGTGACGCTGCCGACACCGAAGCAGGTTCCGGGTAGAGCGTTCACTCGAAATGCAGCATCGGCGATGGATGAGGCCCAGAAGGCAGCAGTGGCCGAATTGTGGCGCCGGTTGTTTGAACAGGGGGCCTACTATGGCGCTTGAATCTGACCTGATGGCAAAGCTGTTGACGGCCTGTCCCCGGGTCCACATAGGCACTGCGCCATTCGGCACCACGATGCCCTACGTGACCTGGCAGCACATCGGCGGCGACCCGCTGGAATGGCTGGACAACACCGTTGCCGACAAGCGCAATGCGCAGATCCAGATCAATACCTGGGCCGCGACACCGCTGCAGGCATTCCAGCTGATCCAGACCATCGAGGCCACGCTGCGCGCAGCAATGCCTGCGCTCATCGCGCGCCCGCTTTCCGAGCCGATAGGAGCCTACGACGACGCCGACACGGCCTCGGGCTACCTGCAGAGCTACACCATTCTGGGTGATCGATAGACCGCCCGCCAGTTCCCGCCGCCCTGGCGGTTTCCTTGCCCGCTTGGGCGCAATCTCCAACCCGCTTCGGCGGGTTTTTTCATTTCCGAAAGGCCCACCATGGCATATACCGTACCGGACGGCTCGCAGCTGTTCATTTCCACCGCACTCGCTGCCGCGATCCCGCTGACCGCAGTCACAAATACAGACCCGGCCGTCGCCTCCGCGGCTGCTCATGGATTGCTGGACGGCAAAGAGTTCATCTTTTTTTCCGGCTGGGGTGACGCAAACAACCGCGTTTTCCGCGCCGCGAATAAAACCGTCGATGCCTTCGACATCGAGGGCTTGGATGCGACAAACCCGAAGCGCTTTGCCGCAGGCGGTGGCGTTGGCTCTGCCGTCCCCATCGCGACGTGGCAAGAAATTCAGCAAGTGCTGAATCCCACCAGCTCTGGCGGTGAGCCGAAATACGCGGACGTGGACCCGCTGGCCAGCATGAACGCTTTCCAGATCCCTGCGGGCTTCAGCGCGACCAGCATCACCATCCCGATTGGCGATGACCCTAGCCTGCCGGGCTACAAGGCGCTCAAGAAAGTGTCGGATGAACGCTCACTGGTTGTGCTGAAGGTTCAGAAGCCTGCTGGTGGCGTGAACTACTTCTACGGCTATGCAGCCCTGAACGAAACCCCTTCGATGACCAAGGGCCAGGTTGACACCGTGACGGCCTACTTCGCTCCCCAGGGCTTGACCACCCGCTACCCAGGCTGACCACTGCCCGCCGCCTGGCGGGTTTCGCTTTGCCCGTGTGGGCACCCCTTGCACCGACGCAGCCGCTTCGCTCCTTTCAGCGGGGCGGGCGGCTGCGCACGGGCTTCATATCTCCACCCGCTGAAAGCTCATCATGACCACCACCAACAAGAAACCCCCTGTCCGCAAGCCCGTCGTCAAGGAGCCCGCTCCCTTCATCCTGGGCAAACGCCCCGAATCGATCCCTGGGACCATTGAGTTTCCGCTGCCCGATGGCACCGATGCCAAGATTCCCTGCCGGTTCAAGTACCGCACGCGCGAGGAGTTCGGCGATCTCTGGGACGAGATCACCGAAGGCGCCGGCGGAGGCGTCCAGCTCGACGGCGAAAAATTCTCTTTCGCAGGCATGTTCAAACGTGGCGCGGCCGCGAACGCTGACAACGTCCTGAAGTACCTGGTCGGCTGGGCCGACGACATGCCCCCTCTGTCCAAGGAAACGCTGATCGCTGTGTTCGATCAGGCGCCGGCTTCGGCGCAGGCTTTCTGGGACGGCTACCGCCAACTCTGCACCACGGGCCGCGTGGGAAACTGAAGGCCATCGCTGCCGCCCTCTATCGCAAGGCTCCAACGGCCGAGCAGCTCAAGTTCTGGGGCATGACCTACCGGGACTGGGAGGAGGAGCAGCAGCCAGTGGACGTGTGGCCAGACAACGTCCAGGCCTTCGATTTGTGGCACAAGGTGGGCAATCAATGGCGGGTCGGAATGAATGGGCCTGTGGCCTTGGACTACGTGCCGCTGCAGCACGAGCTCGATCGCATGAAGCTCAGCGAAGAGGATCACAACCTGCTGTTCGCCAGCATTCGAGTGATGGAGGCTGAGGCACTTAACGTGATGCGCCAGGAGTGACCGAAGGGGCCGCATAGCGTGTTTGATACGATCCCCTTCAATTAATTTTTGGAGGGGATATGAGACTGCTTTTGATCGCTGGCATGGCGCTGGCCTGCGCTAGCGCGCCTGCTTTGGCCCAAAACTACGGTGCCATGGTGTCCAAGGCAAAGTCGGCTGTATCGCGCGACTTTAAAGATCCCGAGGCCGCCAAGTTCCGCAATGTAGGAATTTACAAATCGACAACGGGTAAAGGCGGGGTCTCTGTATGCGGTGAAGTGAATGCCAAAAACTCCTTTGGTGCATATGTTGGCTACAAGCGATTTGTTGTGGATGATGACCTCGTGGAAATTGAAGATGACGGTTCGTCGGTGCTTGTTACCGCTTTATGTCATCAACTTGTGAGAATGGTGAAGTAACTAGTTCTTACTTTAGATAATCTGCGCAAGCCCCGGAATCCCGGGGCTTTTTAAATTGTGGCTCGCCTATGGCGGGCCTTTTTCGTTTCTGGAGCTGCCATGTCCGAAGAGCGCAAAGTAAATCTGGTCTTTGCTGCTGAAAACCAGACAAAGGGCACGCTGAATGAGATTAAGCAAGACGTTGCCGGGACTGCCGCTGGCATCGAGCAGTCTGGAAAGAAGGCCGCCAAAGGCATTGAAGGCCTTGGGGAAGCCGTCAAAAAGGCGGGAAAAGATTCGGCCGATGGACTGAAAAAGGTTGGCGACGGCTTCAAGGGGGCGGGCGAGCAGAGCAAGCAGGCCGAGGATCAAGTCTCCCAGGCTGCGCGCTCCATGATTCAGTCCATCCAGCGCACAACCGCTGCGGCAGAGGCAGGCGAAAAGGGAACGTCCAAGTATTTCGAAGCTCTGGCCAAGCAACGAGGAATCGGCGGCGATGTGCTGGAGCCATACATTGCCCAGTTGCGCGCGGCCGAGGTCGCCCAGGCCGCCGCCGCAGGGTCGATGGGCAAGATGGGGATGAGCGCTAAGGCGACGGCCTCTGCGATGAATGGAGTAGGGGCTCAGCTGAGCGATATTTTCGTCAGCATACAGGGCGGGATGCCGTTGATGACGGTCGCCACGCAGCAGGGCTTGCAACTGCGCGACATGTTCGGCGGATTCGGCGCAGCTGGGAAGGCGGTGGGAACCACCTTGCTGGGGATGGTGAACCCCTTCACGGTCGCTGGAGCCGCAGCCGTCGCGCTGGGCGTTGCCTACTATCAGGGCTCCCAAGAGGCAGGGGTACTTCGGCTGGCGCTGGTTACCACTGGGAATGCGGCCGGCACATCGGTAACTCAGCTTAGCCAGTTTGCCGCCGAAATGGGCAAAGTGTCCGGAGTGGAATCCCAAGCCTCTGCGGCACTGGCCGATTTTGTCGCCGCTGGCGTTCGCGGCAGCGACATGCTGAAAGAGTACGCGCAAACGGCAATCGACTGGGAGAAGGCCACCGGAACATCGGTGGATAAGACCGCGAAAGCGTTCGCCAAGTTGCAGGACGAACCGCTCAAGGCCGCACTGGAGTTGCAGAAGGGGATGAACTTCCTGACTGTGGCAACCTATGAGGAAATCAGGGCGCTGGACGAGCAGGGGCGCAAGACTGACGCAGCAGCGGTAGCTCAGAAAGCCTACTCTGCGGCATTGCGCAGTGGGGCGGCGGAAATACGTGACAACCTTGGCACGTTGGAGCGGACGTGGGACAAGCTTGGCAAAACGGCGTCAACTGTTTGGAGCTTGATGCTGGGTGCTGGCCGTTCAGCAACGCTGGCCGACAAGATCGGCGGGCTGCAGCAAGAGATTGCCACCGCAGAGCGCCAAATTGCAGCGGGCAAAGGATTCTCCGAAACAGCGGGCGGTGCTGCCACGGGCCGCGGAGGACGGCTCACAACAAAGGATATAGAGCTGTTGCAGCAGCGGCTGGCGCTGAATAAACAGAATCTCGCTGCAATGGAGCAGGAGGCCAAACAGGAGCAAGCCGCTGCGGAGCGCAAAGCTGCTGAGAATGGACAGATTGCCGCCCGTGAGGAGTGGAATAAGAAGGGGCTGAAATACCTCTCCGATGCAAAGAAACTTGAGCGCGAGCTGGCGGAAGAGCGGCAACTAGGCATCGATGCCGGGTATAGCCAGGAGGTCATCGAGACGCGCCTCAAAGCCATCCGAGAAGATGCAGCCAAAAAGGACAAGAGCGGCGCCAAAGCCGCCAAAGAGCTGACGAAAGAGCGCGAATCCGAAGCGCAGGTCTATGCGCAACTGGCTGGCCTATCTAGCACCTATTACAAGGATCTGGAAAGCGGCCAAAAGCGTTTGGCGTCAGGAAAGATATCCCAGGATCAGTACATCAAGTACGTCGAGGACCTGATCAAAAAACAGCCTTTTGCCATTGCCCTGGCGAAAGAGGAAGAGCAAGCCCGCAAGGACCTGCAAAAGGCCATCGAGGACGACCTCAAGCAGGCCGATCGGGTAGCCGACAAGCGCCAGGCGGGAATCAAGTCTGTTGAGGACGCACTTCAGAAGGCGCGCCAGGAAGAAGAGGCCCACGCGCTTGCGATCACGGCAAACATCACGCTTGCCGAGGCCATGGAGCGCCTCACGATTGCTCGCCTCGAGGATCACCTGGCCCTAGCGCGCGCTGGCGCTGAATCGCAGACCACCATCGACGCGCTCGAGCGTGAGCTGCGGGCCCGCAGGGAACTGCAGGGAGTGCTCCAGCAGAAGGGCGTCCGTGAGGCCGGCGCGAAGGCGGCCAAGGAGGTCGAAAAGGTATTTGACCGGACAGCCGAAACCGTTGGCCGGACTCTGTCGGACTTCATCATGGCGGGCGGCGATGACGCTGCCTCTTACCTCAAGCGCCTGTTCGCCACGTTGGTGCTGCAGCCGATTGTCCAGTACGGCGTGAATTCCGTTATGGGGGCGCTGGGCGTCGGGCAGCAGGGTTCCGCTGTGCAGTCGGTGCTGGGCGGCAATAACGTTGGCTCGACGGTGCTGAACAATGCGGGCGCAATTGGCGCGGGCTATCAGGCGATGTTCGGCGCGTCCGCGGGTGCGTCTTCTGCAAGCCTGTTTGGCGCGAATGCCGTTGGCTTGATGGGCGGTGACGCGCTGGGTACTTTAGCCGCAGCCAATGGCATGTGGGCAGGTGTGGCCGCAGGAGCGCAAGCATCCGCGCAAGCGGCAATTGCCGCCAACGTGGCGCTTGAGGCCGGCACGGCTGTGGCGCTCGAAGCTGGCACGCTTGGCACAGCCATCGGTACAGGGGCCACGGGTGCTGCAGCGGGCGTGAGCTCCATGATGTCAGGTGTGATGGCTGCGGCGCCGTACCTTGCAGCGGCCGTCGCCCTGTACGCAATCATTGCAGGCATGGACGATTCCGGCACGCCCCATTCGGGCGCAGGCGCGGTCTACAGCAAAGCGACAGGCGTGCAGTCGGGTGCCGAGATTTACAACCAGGGCACCTTCGGCATGGGCCACCGCGATGAGTACAGCGCGGACATGCAGGCCGGCATCAGCGGCATTGCGCAAGGTCTGGGTCAGACGCTTGACTCGTTCGCGGTCTCCTTCGGCAAGACTGCGGGCTACAGCGTGGCCACGGCCTTTGCTGACGACTCGAGTAAGGACGGCTCTTGGGGCTCGCTCAAGATCGCTGACGAGCTGGGCAAGGTGCTGGTGAACTGGGAGGACTCGCGTGCCAGCAAGTGGGCGCCCCGGGAATTCGCAGACGGCGAGGATGGCTACAAGGAGTACCTGAACGCGGTTGCGGTGGACGTCAAGGCAGCATTCCTGACGATGGATCTGCCGGCCTGGGCGAATCAGGCGCTGAAGGCTGCGACGGACATCGATACCTTGACAGCTGCGCTGCAGCAGATCGCCACCGTCAAGAGCGTGCTGGACGGTCTGGGCAAGACGATGTCAATGTTTGCGGACCTCTCCGGAGATCTGCAGACCCGCCTGCTGGCTGCGTCGGGCGGCGTCGAGGCCCTCGGCAGCAACGCAGGGGCGTTCTACGAGAGCTTCTACACCGAGGGCGAGCGCGCCCTGAAGCAGCGCGAGCTGCAGATGGCGGCGCTGGCCGGCATGGGTCTGTACATCGATCCCGCCGAAGGCGATGCTGCCAAGGCGATATTCAAGAAGACCGTGCTAGACGCGATGGCATCGGATCAGGTGGAGCTCGCGGCCAAGTTGATGGCGATGTCTGGAAATTTCGGACAAATGGCGGACTACGCGCAGAAGGTGCTCGATGAAATGGCGGAGACGGCAAAGGCTGCGGCTGAAGTCGCCACCAAGGCGACGCAAGAGTTTGCGCAGGGCGTAGCAACGCAGATGGCGTCCGCGTACAGCGCGATGAATAGCGCGGGCGACTTGCTGGACAAAATCAACGGCGCCCAGGGCGGCCCAGGCAACGGCTACGGCCTGCTGCGTGAGCAGCGTCTGTGGGCTTCCATGGCCGAGGCTGACTACAAGCAGCAGATAGAGCTTGCGGGTGAGTTGACGGATATGGTGCTCGGGCGCCACCAGATCGAGCAGGCAAACGCGCAAAAGCTGCTCGACTTCGGCCGATCGCTGCGCGGCTACGTCGATGGCTTGAAGATCGGCGCCTTGTCGCCATTGACCATGGGCGAAAAGCTGGCCGAGGCGGCAAAGCAGTATGCGGCCACGCTGGCGAAGGCCCAGGCCGGCGATGAGACCGCCATGAGTGCGCTGCAAGGCGCGTCGACCAGCTATCTGGACCTAGCCCGCCAATACTTCGCTTCCGGCGACGACTACACGAAGATCTTCAACAGCGTGACGGGTTCGCTCGATGCGCTGGGGTTGTCTTCGCAAACCGAGGCTCAGCTGCAGCTTGATGTGTCTTCGCAAAGTCTTGCGCAGCTTCGGCAGTTGCAGGGCATTGTCGAGGGCGCATATGCCCAAGCCGAGTCCGAGTTCGACGTAGAGAAGGACTTGCTGCAGCGCCAGGTTGATGAGTTGCTGCGGACCGCAAACGGCATCGAGGCTGTCCGGGATCTGCTCGGAGGAATGCCTGCGGAGCTGGCAACGCTCCTCAACGGCGGCGCGGCCACAGGGACCGGCAGTTTCGCGACGCTCGCACAGAGCTACGTGTCGCTGCTGGGCGGCGCTGGCGGCAGTTCGACAGACGCACGCTATGTTGCCCAGGCGATGGGGCACATGGACAGCGCGAACTGGAAGGCAGAGCTGAACAACGCCATGGGCCTGCTCACGGACCCCGGCGCGCGCGCCCAAATGCAGGCCATCTTCGACGCGGTCGCCAAGATGAAGGGCATCGATGGTTCGCACGCTGACGGCCTGGGCTATGTGCCGTTCGATAACTACATCGCGCAGCTTCACATGGGCGAGCGCGTGCTGACTGCCGAGGAAAACCGCGCCTATACGCCCACCTGGTCGAGCTACGGCAGGGGCGGCGGCGTCGAGGCGCTGGTCACGGAAATCAAGGCACTGCGCACCGAGGTCTCGCAGCTGCGCAAGGAGAACCGCGAGGACTCGCAGATCGTGGCACGCGCCACGGTGGAATCCAACATGGCCGCCGCGGGCGATGTGGTGAATGGCGTGGGCCAGGCCACGGTACGCGCGGCCTACGCAGAAACAGTGCAACCGAAGGGGTACAAATGACGGATGCTGAGTATCAAGCTTGGCTGGTCCGGGACGGCTATCGTGTGGCGCTGATCGAGGTGGATACCGACATTCCTCGGTATCTCTCGACCGTGGCCTACACGACGCTACCCACGGACACGCCGGCCAACCGAATGCATCTGCCCTGCGTTGCGGGTGGCTTCGCATTCAGTGAGCGGCTGAGCCTCGACGGCAACCCCGCAATCAGCGCGGGTGACATCGAACTGAGCAACGAAGACGGCGCGCTGGACGCCTGGCTGTCGGAGGTGTGGGTCAATCGCGCGATCCGGGTTTACATTGGGGATGTGTCTTGGTCGCGCGCCGACTTTCGCCTTGAGTTCTCGGGCGTGGTGGCCGACCTGACCAGCAGCGCGGCTGGCAGGCTGAACATCGTGTTGCGCAACAAGCTCGAGCGGCTGAATACACCGGTGGTAGAGGCGGTGCTGGGCGGCACGACGACCAACAAGGACCGGCTGCTACCGGTGCTGCTGGGCGAGTGCCACAACGTCGAGCCTCTGCTGGTGGACCCGGCAAACCATGAGTACCAGGTGCACAGCGGGCCAATGGAGCGGGTGATCGAGGTGCGGGATAACGGCGTGCCGCTGTCCAACACCACGGCCGCGCTATCCACTGGCAAGTTCCGCTTGGGGGGCACGCCAGCCGGCACCATCACCGTGAGTGCGCAGGGGCGCACGCCGTACCAGAACACGGCGGGCAACCTGGTGCGCACCTTGGCCACGGCCTACGGGACGCCCAGCGAGCGGCTCACGCCGGCCGACCTGGACACCGTGAGCCTCGACGCGTTCAACGTGCTGAATCAGCAGGTGCTTGGCATGAGCTTGCCGGACCGGGCCAACGTGCTGCAGTGCTGCCAGCAGATCGCGGCCAGCGTCGGCGCCCAGGTGGTCATGAGCCGCCAGGGGCTGCTGCGCCTGGTCAAGGTCGCGCTGCCGGGCGTTGGCGCGCCCGTGGCCATCGGCCCATCGGACTATGAGGCAGGGTCGCTGTCGATCAAGCAGCGCATCGATGTGGTTGCCGGCGTCAAGCTGGGCTACTGCCGGGCTTGGTCGGTGCAAGCAAATCTAGACACGGGCATACCGCCCGCGCACAAGGACTTGTTTGCGCAAGAGTGGCTGACGGTCACCGCGCGAGACACGGCGGTGGCTGCAGCCTATCGGCTTTACGCCGAGCCCGCCCAGGTCGACACGCTGCTGCTGCGCGCTGCCGATGCCCAGGCCGAGGCGGATCGACGCCTGGCGCTGTGGAAGGTGTCGCGCACGGTCTACAGCCTGCGCGGCTATGCGCATCTGCTCACGCTCGAGCTGGGCCAGCCCGTGACGCTCACGGCGCCGCGCTGGGGCCTGGACGCAGGCAGGCAGGGCATTGTGATTGCGGTGCAGCGCGACTGGATCGCCGGCCGCTGTGTGGTGGAGGTACTCATCTGATGGCAGCGATTCAAAACGACCGGGACCTGCTGCTGCAGGCCGCATCGCCGCGCGTCGTGCCGATCCCGATCCCCATCGACCGCATCGACGGCTTGCCCGAGGCGCTCAAGAGCTTGCGCATCAAAACGAGCGCGACCACTTTCATCGGATCGTCCGGAGCCACAAACCCTGCAACGATCACTCTGACTGCGGAGAAGCTCGGCGGCCTGGCGGGCGCGGTCACATGGTCGGTCATCACAGGCGCCGGGACACTGGCCCCGAACGGCGACAGCTGCGCGGTGACGGGCTCGACCGTGACCGGCACGAGCATCACGATTCGGGCGCGTGTGACGGTGGGCGGCATCAACTACGACGCGCAGATCTCGCTGTCGAAGCTGGGCGCGCTGTCTGCGCAGGAGCAGATCAACCTGACGAGTCAGGTAGTGGGCCAGCTCGCCATGGGCAACGTCACCGGCTACGGCGCGTTGGCATTGCTGAACCAGGTGAACCTGAACACCCAGACCATCGGCGCTCTCAACGGCCAAACCCAGATAACGAACCTTGGAGCGCTGGCCTATGTGAACGCTTTGGCGGCGAACCAGATCGGCGCGGGAACCCTCGCAGCCGGTGTGATTTATGCGGGAACGATCAACGTGGAAAACCTGGTCGGGAACACGATAAGCGGAAAATCTCTATCTGGCTCAGACTTTATTTACATCGGCGGGGTGAGTGCTTCATCGCCGGTATCTCTTGCTCGAATAAATGGCGATGAAGCGATATCCCAGTTTGCCGGGCGTTTTACCGTTCGCCGATCTGACTCGCAATCTGATTTCGATATAAGTAGAGTCGGCAATCTGAAGCATGGGAATATTTCTCTTGGCGTAACAGCTGAGTTTCTTGGTTCTTCATTTACTGTTCGGAATGAAAGCGTAGGTTACGCAAATTTCCAAACAAGTGCCGCTGGTGGGATTATCCTTCGACACAACAACATAACTATGCAGAACGCGGCAGGTGCGGCTCTGATGAGCGCTATTACCGCCCGCGTTTCATTTAATACCTCCTACGTCAATCTTCGCAACAGCGGTGGGTTTGCTGGGGGGATTAATGGTGATTTGGTGTTCAGTGGTTCTGATCTCGGAATGAATATAAATGGCACTTGGTGGAAGTTCACTAAGACGCTGGCTTGATAAGAAAAGGAAATAGAAATGGCGCGTCAAACAGTTATTGCGAACGTGGTAATCCAACTCGAGAACAGCCTTCAGCCGCCGCAATTTGGGGCGGCTCTGATTTTCTCTCAATTCACCACGCTGATTGGAGCGGACGGAAAGCCGATCACCACACCTGCATTCAGCCCGATCCCCGTGGACGCGGATGACATGACCGACGATCTTGTTGCTGCCATGAATGAGCAATTGGCACGGGTCGGATTGTTCATTGGCCGGCTCGGTACGGCAAGCGCTGTGCAAGACGGGGTATAGAAATGGCGCACGGTAAAACGATGCGCATCGTCAGCGACAACGCGGCAGACCGGGCGACCATCGCGGTCTCAAACACTGCCCCGGGCGCCGGCGCGGAGAACCTGAAAACCGACATCAAGGGCCAGGCCTGCCGGGTGCTTGCCGGCACAGCGCAGATCTTGCTGACCTGGCCGCAGGCCACCTCTGTCGGCGCAATCGTTTTGCCGGCGAGCAGCCTGGGGCCCAGCAGCACCATTCGCGTGCAGGTGTTCCAGGATGAGGCGGGGACGATCCTGCAGGAAGACACGGGCGAGAAGTGGGCGGCACCTGGCGCGATCCTGGCGAACTGGGGATTCACGCAACCGCTCAACGTCAACCAGTTTGCGTTTTCACTGCCGCCCACAACTGCGGTTTACCTGTCGCAGCACTCGGCCGCGCGCCGCGTGGTCATCACGCTGAGCGACCCTGGCGCGACGTTCATCGACATCGCGCGGCTTGTCGTTGGGCCCTACATGTCACCCCGCTACAACCCCTCATATGGGCAGACGGACGGCATCGTGGATCTGTCCACCAATAGCCGGGCAGCGTCAGGCGACCTGAAAACGGACTTCGGCCCGAAGGCCAAGAGCCTGACTTTCAGCCTCAGCTTCATCGAGGGCGCCGACCGCGCGCTGGTGCGTCAGGTACTCGATATGGGTGTCGGTCGCTTCTTGTTCGTGAGCCTGGTGCCGGAGTCGTCCGACCCGGTGCTGGAGCGCGACAAGTCCATTTACGGGAAGCTGTCCCAGCCCCAGGCAATGCGCTGGACGTCCTTTGTGCAGCACGCTGCGGAATTCAATATCGAAGGTTTCTAAATGGCTACAACCACTCCTTTCAACGATGGCCAGAACGGTGCGGAAATCCGCGAGACGCTCAACCAGCTGTATGCCACCTGGGAAACGGCAATGGGCAACATCATCAAGGGTGACAAGGGTTGGAGTCCCTTGATGCGCGCCGTCAGCGATGGCAATCGCCGCGTCATCCAGGTTTATGACTGGGTGGGCGGTGAAGGCGCAAAGCCGACGCAAACGGGCTACCTGGGGGCGGCTGGCCTCGTGACCGCCTTGGCTTCGGCCATTGATTACCGGGGTGCCACTGGTGCGACGGGAGCCACTGGCGCCAAAGGCGATCAGGGCCTCCAAGGAATCCAAGGCATTCAGGGCTTGCAAGGTCCTCAGGGTGCCAAGGGTGACAAGGGCGATACCGGGGCCAAGGGTGATCAGGGTATCCAGGGGATCCAAGGAATTCAGGGTGCGACTGGTGCTAAAGGCGATAAGGGTGCTGACGGCACCGGCACGGGTGATGTGGTCGGTCCCGCTGTTGCAGTTGCAGACCAGATGGTCCAGTTCAGCGGTACGACAGGAAAGCTTGTCAAAGCCCTGACTGCCACGGGCATGCTGAAGTTTGTGAACGGGGTGCCATCTGTTGCGCAGGCGGGAACGGACTACTTGACAGGTCCTTCTTCGATAACCACTGGGGACCTGAACGACTACGCAACTCCTGGTATGTACTACCTCGCTACGAATGCCGCCGCGAGTGCGGTGCTCAATGTGCCGTTCGCCGTGGCTGGGGCGCTGCTGGTTCAGACAGCAAACTCTCCAGGGGTCATACAGACCTACACGACATACGAGACCAACGCGAACAGAAAAATATACCAGCGTGCTAGGCTCAGCGCCGTAGGTGCGTGGGGCCCGTGGGCACGCATCTACACGACACTTGATGGACCGACAGAAATCATCCGTGCCCCAAGTGCAGGAACACCAAGCGCGTCTGGCCGCACGGGGTTAGCTATAGCCGAGTTCCGTGGCAGCGCATCGACTGTGGGGGCAATCACTTTCTCTGCGCCAGATGCGCTGACAGCAAACATGTATTTGCTGTCAGTCCTTGGCAAGGAGTACCAGACGCCGCAAACGTTTGACGAGAAGGTAAACGCCTATCGGTCCGGCGCTGCAGCAGCGTGGACGAACTTGAATCGGGTAAGCGGAAGCACTAAGCAAATCCCGGTGCGAATGGCGGTCAATCCTGCGGGAGCAGCCACCATTATCCTTGGTGACGTTACGAGTGCATGGTCATACCCGCACTTCGCGCTCATGTCCGCGATGGTGTCGCACAACAATGCCACAACAGCCCACCTGCAAGGATGGACGACGGCCCTGGTCACGGACTTGACAGGCTACACCCAGGTGACGGCTGACATACCTATGACGCCAGCCGTGAGCGCTGGATTCTATGCTGCGTTTGGCGGACCGCCAGATCGCTACATCAGCAGCCTCGCGATGGCCGCTCCCCCATACGACAACGCCGACACTTTCCCCATTGGCACTCGCATCCTTGTTCAGGTGTCCTCGGCATATCCGATAGCCAATCTCCCGGTGGGCATGACGTCGCTGATCTACATCACGACGGAATGCACATACACAACTGCAGGTGGAAAACTGCAGAGAGCTTTCAGCTACACAGAAGGGAAGTCTGCATTTCGGAGCGCAGGGTCGAACAACATCTACAGCCCTTGGATTTATACCCAAAAAGAGTTGGTCAGCGGCTCCACGCTGAAGACGGTAGGTGGGCAGTCCTTGCTCGGCTCGGGGGACATTAGCCTTCAGCCTGCGTATGAGGTGCTTGCGAACTCCACGGACTTGAACAACGTTACCGTGCCCGGCTTCTACTACTCTGGCGCAGGTGCCACAACTGGAACTCTACTTAACAAACCTCCAGGCATAACCGCTGCGTTCGGCATGGAGACGCTTAACGCGGGAGGGCAGAATGCAGGAGTGCCGAGACTGCGACAGGTACTTACCAGCTACAACTCCGCTAATAATCCGCCAACATGGATCAGAAGCTCTGCGGAAGGCGTATGGTCGCCCTGGGCGATGCAGTACGACCAGGACAATCCGATGCCGCTCAAGACCGTGAACGGTGAAACGCTAAGCGGAATCGGAGACATTTCCACCCGGCTTCTGCCGCAGAACGCGCAGAGCGCCGCATACACACTTGCGCTGGATGACGCGGGAAAGCATATTCTGCACCCATCGGCAGACACCACAGCCCGCGTCTTCACGATACCGGCGAACTCGGCGGTAGCATTCGCGGTGGGTACAGCCGTAACATTTGTCAACCAAAATGCAGCAGGTGCAGTCACTATCGCTATAACGACGGACACCATGAGACTTGCTGGCATTGGCACCACAGGCAGCAGAACGCTGGCCGCAAATGGTGTGGCAACCGCATTGAAGATAACCGCAACGGAGTGGGTTATATCTGGGAGCGGCCTGACATGAGCGCTATTCAACAAATGCTTCTTGCGAGTGGATATACAGCCCCTCCTGGGGAAGCTCTATACACTACAGCCGGAACATTCTCATGGGTATGCCCTCCAGGAGTTACCTCAGTTAGCGTGGTAGCTGTTGGGCCTGGGGCCGTAGGACCTATTGCCGGGGGCGGCGGAGGAGGACTCGGGTACAAGAATGCTATCCAGGTAACTCCTGGCGCAAGCTACACGGTTGTGGTCGGTGCGCCTAATCTTACCGACAGCCTTTTTTCTAGCCTTGAAGTAGTTTATGGCGGACGGGGAAATGGCAGCACAGGGGGCGGATTTGGCGGGGATGGGGGCGGTTCCGGTGGCACCGGGGGCCCTTCTGCAAGTGTCCGAGGGCCTGGAGGGGGAGCGGCTGGCTATTCAGGAAACGGGGGGAATGGCGGAACCTTTTTCAGTAGCGGCGTGGGGACTGCAGGGTCTGGTGGCGGAGGCGGCGGCGGCGGACTTTCGGGGACGAGAGGTGCGGGTGGAGGCGGCGTGGGACTCTACGGAGAAGGCCCAAACGGGGCTGGCGGAACGGCTGGAAATCCGGGACAGGGTGGTAGCGGGGGAGCTACAGGCGCCCTCATCAATGGCGGTCTTTACGGGGGTGGTGGAGGCGGCACCAATTCTGCAGGCACTGCTGCACGCGGCGCAGTCCGGGTAGTGTGGCCCGGCGACACAAGACAGTTTCCATCAACAAACGTTGGGCCTACATAAATGAAATACATACAGATCGATCTTGCGGGTGAGTTTGAAAAATTCCTACCAAACGTCAACACGCTGTGGGACGAGAATAACTTCTGCACGCCCGATGCGTTAATCAAGGATGGGAAGGCCGACGATTTTGGCGTTGTGATGCTGGAAGAGGGTCCTAAGCCTGCACACGATGAGAGCACAGAGTTCATTGCGGAAATAGAACCAACCAAAGAAGACGGGGTGTGGATTCAGCAATGGTCGGTCCGTCCGCTTAGCCCAGAACAAATCGAGGCAATCAGGCTCGCCTCTTTACCCCAGGAAGTCACGATGGGGCAGTGCAGACTTGCTCTATACGACCTCCACGGCATCGAGACTGACGAAGAGTTCTATTCCCTGGCAAATCTCCTCCCGGAAGAGGTGCGGCCGCGAGCGCGCCTGCAGTTGGCAACGCGACAGTCCGTGCGCTACGACAATGAGCTGGTGATCGCCATTTGCGAGGCGAACGGCTGGGACCGCGAAGCACTGTTCGTTCATGGGGCGGCGCAATGACCAGTACCCCAAATACCTCGCAACCCGCTTCGGCGGGTTTTTTTTCGCCTGCAGAAAGGTTCTGACATGGGCACAAATCAACTTGATCCGGTCTCGGTGGCCATCGCCCTTTGTGGCGTGCTGTTCGGGCCGGCGCTGGCCGGCATCATCGGCCCCTACGCCGTGATCCTTATCAGCTGCACGGTGGGCGCTGGCTGGGCCCTGGGCCGGCGCGACCCTGCGGCCCGGCTGTCGGCTGCCTGGTACTTCCTGCGGCTCAACGCCACGGCCGTCGTCGTTACGGTGAGCCTGGCCCAGCTTGCGGGCCGGTGGCTGGGGGGTGATGACCACTCCTGGTTGCTGGCGCCAATCGCGCTGATTGTGGGCGGGGTGGGCGACGACTGGCCCAGCCTGGGCCGCTGGCTTTTTCTGCGGTGGCTGAGATTCACTGAACGCCGCTCGGGTGGCGATGGAGGTGCGGCATGAATTGGCAAACCCATCAACTGCTGGCGCTGGTCAACCTGGTCATTTGCGCTGGCATCGCCTGGGCCTGCATCTGCCGGCTCAATTCCGAGATCTGCCGACGACACCGCACGGCGCGCGCCAAGTATTCGCTCCTGCTGGCTGGCGCGCTGGCCAGCGGCATGCAGCCGGCGCTCTGGGGCTCCTGGCCCACGGTGGGCGGCGTGCTGCTTGCCGGCTGCGTGCTGGCAGGCCTGGCTATCAACGTGGTGCGCTGGTATGGCCAGGCCCACCCGATGCGACGGGAGGAAGACCAATGACATTCGACAAAGCATTCGAGCGCCTCATCGGCCATGAGGGCAAGTTCACCGACAACCCCAAGGATGACGGCAACTGGACCGGGGGCAAGCAAGGCCGCGGCGAGCTCAAGGGCACCAAGTACGGCATTGCCGCCAAGAGCTATCCGCATCTGCACATCAAGAGCCTGACCCTGGAGGAAGCCAAGGCGATCTACTTGGAAGACTTCTGGGATGTGATCGGCCAAGCCCACGGCGCGGTCAAGTTCCAGCTGTTCGACGCGGCCGTGAACCATGGCCGCGGCAATGCGGTGCGGATCCTGCAGCGAGCCGTGGGCGCGGCGGATGACGGGGCCTGGGGGCCATTGTCTCAAGCGGCGCTCGACCGGATGGAAAGGATCGGCGGGCATAACGACGTGCTGCTGCGGTTTATGGCATACCGGTTCAAGTTCTGGGCGGACCTGCAGAAGTTCGATGCCTTCGGGCGCGGCTGGACGCGGCGTGGCGCTGAGAACCTGCTGTTTGCAGCGGAGGACAACTGATGTTCACTCAAATCAAAGCCTACGCCTGGCAGCTGCTGGCCGCGCTGCTGCTGATCAGCCTGGCGGCCAATGGCGTGCTGAGCTGGGCGTATCTGGGGCAGCGCGACCAGGCCACGGCCGCGCGCACCTCTGTCACCGGTGTAGAGCGCGAGCGCGACGGCGCGCGCGGCGTGGCCCAGGCCTGCAGCGATGGCGTGGAAGGGCTGGAGAGTGCCGCAGCGCAGCAGCAGGCCCAGGCCGAGCCAGCCCGCGCCGCAGCGGCTGCGCAGGCCCTGGTGCTGAACCAGCGGGCCGACTACACGCTATCCACGGCGCCGGCCGCGCCCGGCGATTCGTGCTCGAGCGCGCAGGCCCTGGGGTCAGCCTGGCTGAAGGGGAGGGCAAAGCCATGACCGCGCTGGCAAGACCTGTGCGGCTGGTGCATGGACAGGGCTACCGGCCCTGCGCGGTGGAAGATGCGACGCACGTCACATTGAATATCCCCGGGCCCACGGGCCGGCTCACGCTGCCAGTGATCCGCAAGGGCGCGCGCGACGGCTCCGGCTGCTGGACATGGAACGGCAGCACCACCGCGCCAACCCTGCGCCCCAGCGTGCTTACCGAGGGGCACAACTTCCGCTGCCACTCATGGATCAACGATGGACAGGCCCAGTTCCTTGATGACTGCTCACACGATCTGCGCGGCCAGTTTGTGCCGCTGAACCTTGTGGAGGATGCCCAATGCGCAGCGCAATCCTGATCGCCGCCGTGCTGGTCCTGTCGGGCTGCGCAACTGCGCCGCGCGTCGAGATCCAGACCGTCAAGGTTCCGGTGCCCGTCGCCTGCCGCGAGGCAACCCCGGACCGCCCGAGCATGCCGACCGAGGCCCTGGCCGAAGACGCGGACCCGTTCGACCTGCTGCGCGCGTCCCTGGCCGAGATTGATCGGCGCGAGGGCTACGAGGTGAAGCTGGTCGCAGCCCTGGAGAACTGCAAGCACCTGCTCATTTCGCCAAAGTGAGGCACTGATTCAGCTTATGCCCGTCGGAGCCAACCTTGCGCACTCCTTACCTGCATGTTGGTATTGCGGGGCCCCAGGTGCTGCGCTGTGGAATATCAGCTTGTGTCTTTTTTGATCGAATTGGCACGTAATTCAAATTGAGGTTGTCTTGATTGGAGTGGTCTACTTAACGTATGCTCTCAGGTGTGTACGTCAAACCAAATTCAAGCCATGCGCCATATAATTTCTAGTGCTGCAGTATTTTTATCTTTGAGTGCTTGCACCACTATTCAAGTTAGCGAATCAGTTAATATTGAACCTGTGGCAGGTGTTGAGCCAGCTGTCGGAGAAATAAGCTCTACCCCGGTGGGCGGGGTCATGTTTTCTCAATTCAAACTTTGGAAAAAAACTGGAGTTAAGCTAAATGAACGGTTCATCGGAAGTGTCGGCGGTGCACCAGTAGACGTCGGTACATCTGACTATTTATTCAAAGCTGTGGCGGATTCAAAAGACGCCTATTGCACCGAAAAATTGACAGCGAAAAATCTGTTTGGTGTTAGCATAAAAAATACCTGCTTTAGTGGCTTCAATGCACGGGGGGAAGTGACGAAAGTAATGGTTCCTGCAGATGCCGTTTGGTGGAGTAAGGATTTGCCAAATCCCATTGGGCTATCCAAATTGGAGGAAAATATCCCTCGGCCGGGCGCATTTAGGAATGAACTTGTTTTTCTTGGATCGGCCGGTAAGGTCATCCGCATTTTGTATCGTGAATACACCGGTGATTTCATTCGCCCAGCGTTTTCTCAAGATGTTTCGTATGATGCGGCATCGCTCCCGGTGGAGATTTCTTTTCGTGGCGCGAAGTTTCAAGTAATTGAACTGCCTGGAAGCTCGATCAAGTATCGCGTGCTCTCTTCTTTCTAGGGTTGACAACCTCACAGCTGCGGATGTTGTGTGGAGATGGTTTTTCCGGTTGCGATGTGCCCACCTAGTCGGGCCGGAATGTTCCTCTTGCAGGGTGCGAATAGCTCCTGCACCTATCATTTCGCATCGCAGCAACAGGGTTGATTTATCCCGGAAAATGGTGTGCACTCACCCCATGTGCAATAGATACGTCTCGCCCACGGAAGCCGACATCGAGAGGTTTTGGCATATAGGCCGCGCGAATCAGCCCCGCTGGTGGCGTGAGCAGTCTGCGGAGATATTCCCTAGGGCGCAGGGGCCGTTCATTCGGCGCGCGATTGACGATCCTGGCTATAGCCGGGAGGGAGCGTCCGGCCGTTGGGGCTTGGTGGCGGGCGAGTGGAGTCTGAAATACGCCACGAATAACGCCCGAAGCGAGGAGCTGGCCAGCAAGGCCAGTTTCAAGGTCCCTTGGGCAAAAGGGCAGCGCTGCATCATCCCTGCCGCCTCATTCGATGAGCCGAATTGGGAGTCAGGGCGCAATCAATGGTGGAAGTTTTCCCGGGTGGACGGCGGGCTGTGGGGGCTCGCGGGGCTTTGGAACAGGTGGGCCGATCCCAAGACCGGCGAGATTGTCGAGTCGTACACCATGCTGACGATCAACGCTGATGCCCACCCCTTGATGAGGCGCATGCACAAGCCCGATCCCAAGTTGCCCGTAGACCAACAGGACAAGCGCAGCGTGATCTCAATCGAGCGCGAAGACGTGGATCAATGGCTTGCCGGCACCATTGCCGAAGCCTCTGAACTGCTGCGTCTTGCGCCCGTCGAGACGTTTGATGCCGGGCCTCTTACGGCTGCGTGA